AGATCAAGCTGATCGCATATTTTGGGACATGGTGAATGAAGGCCGCCAGAGGGCGAAGCACGGTGAGCGATGATCAAGATCGAAACCAAATGCGATCCCAAGCCCATGCCGATAAGGGCCTTTGATTGGCAGGCAACCGAGGAAGATTACGAGCCCGGCTTGCCCATCGGCTACGGCGCCACAGAGGCCGAAGCTATCGAAGATTTACGGCGGCAATTGGACGAGCAGTCATGATACGCGCAACCGCAGAAGCAGTAGCTCTCATGTTGTTCATTGTCGCCGTTTTGTCGATTGTCGGAGCCCTCCAATGAACGCGCTGCCGCTGTTCGATTTTGCCCTCGCCAACCGGCTCAAGACGGACGGCATGGCCCAAGTTGCCGCCCATGCGCCGATATATTCGGCATTGGCATACGCTGCGCTGGTTCGAATAGCGCGGCGGCAGCTCGTCCTTCACGCCGACGATTTAATCGCGGAACTTAACGGCCTCAAGCCGCCCCATCCAAATGCCATTGGTCCATGCTGGCAGCGCGCCGTCCATGAGGGCTTGATCCAGCGCACCAATCAAGTGCGGGCCAGCCATGACCCGGTGAAGCGGGCGAGGATGTGCCCGGTGTATTTCAGCCTCGTTTACAGGAGCGTGTGACATGAACCAAGCTCTTATCAAGCCGGATGCCATGCAGCCCATGGCGCCAATGTCAGAATCCTCCGCTCTGATCCACATTATCGAGCGGGCGGCGCGCGATCCTTCCGTTGACCTGGATAAGCTTGAGCGCCTAATCGCCATGCGCGAGCGTGTCGAGGAACGCGAAGCCTCCCGGTCGTTCGATCTGGCCATGAGCCAATGCCAAGCCAAAATGCGCCCGGTCGCCGCCGACGCCAACAACCCGCAGACCAAGAGCAAATATGCATCCTATTGTGCCTTGGATAGCGTCCTGCGACCGATCTACACCGATGCCGGATTTGCTCTCAGCTTCGATACCGGGGAGGGCGCACCGGATCAGTGCGTCCGCGTCGTCTGCCGCGTATCGCAGGGAGGCCACGGGCGCAACTACCATATTGACATGCCTGCCGATGGCAAGGGCGCCAAGGGCGGCGACGTGATGACCCGCACCCATGCGACGGGATCGGCTGTTACCTACGGGCGCCGCTACCTCCTGCAGATGATCTACAACATCAGCATAGGCGGCGGCGACGACGACGGCAATGCAGCCGGTGCCAGCGAATACATTTCCCCGGCCCAGGTCGCAGAGCTTACGAAGCTGATCGAGGATACCGGAGGCAATGTCGCCAAGTTCTGCGAATTTGCCAAGGTCGAAAAGCTCGGAGACATCTACGCCAACCGATGGGATGCGGCCGTGATGTCGGTCAAGCGGGCCGGCGAGGCTCGGAAGTCAAGGGCGAGCCAGTCATGATGCAGATCATCAATTGCACCCAGGGCGAGCCCGACTGGTTCAAGGCTCGCATGGGGATTCCTACAGCGAGCGAATTTGCAACAGTCCTCGCCAAGGGGAAGGACGGCGGCGCCAGCGTGACGCGCCGAACCTACCTACTCAAACTAGCCGGCGAGATTGTGACCGAAGAACCGATGGAAAGCTACTCCAACGACAATATGAGGCGCGGTCAAATCATGGAGGATGAGGCGCGCAGCTTCTATTCGTTCGCGACCGACGCCGAGCCGCAGCGAGTTGGCTTCATCGTCAACGGCCCCAAGGGCTGTTCCCCGGATTCCCTGCTCGGCAACGACGGGATGCTCGAGATCAAGACCAAGTTTCCGCACCTGTTGGCCGAATGCCTGTTGCGGGACAATTTCCCGCCTGAGCACAAGGCGCAATGCCAGGGCGCTCTATGGGTGGCCGATCGCGAGTGGATCGATATCGCCATTTACTGGCCGAAGATGCCGCTATTCGTGAAACGAGCGACCCGAGACGAGATTTACATCAAGACCCTTTCCGATGCCGTTGATCGGTTCAATGACGAACTGGGGGAGACGGTCGCGCGGATCAGACAGTACGGGCGCAACCAAGAGCCCGTCAACATGCTGGCGGGTGGCTGACATGGAACAAGCCGCCGCGTTCAGGGCTTGTTATTCGGATTGGCGCCTCGTTAAGACGCGATCCGTCATTCAGATAGTCCTGGAAATCCCCGTCGAGGATTCAGACCGAGCCTATCAAGTGCTCGGCGGAATGCCTGCGCCGGGTGCGGAGCGGTGGTGCGCAGTTGCAAGGCTCACCGAAGGGCGCGAGGGCTCTCACGTCCTGGGCGAGGCGGCCGGTCCTGCACAAGCTGAACCTTGTGGGGAACAGGACCGGCCGCACAAATCCCGCAAACCCGTAGACCCTGACAAGCGTCTCTCAAATGAAGCCGGCCGCATGTGCGCAGAGATGGCGTTTCAACGTTTCCTGTTCGAGAGCGATTACACCACCATCGTCAGCGAGGAAAGCGCCGCCGCTGCGGTTCGCCTGCATTGCGGGATCACGTCGCGCGCCGAACTCGTCCCCGGAAGCGAGGGAGCCGAGCGCTGGATCGATATTCGCGGTCGATTTGGGGCATGGAAGATTGCAGCATGACCTACCGCGCCGGCCGCATCGCGATTCCCCCGACCGCCTTCTCGATCGAGCGGACGAAACAACGTCGCCCGCGCGTCGAGAACAAGGATCACTTGGGCTTCATCCGCTCCCTGCCATGCATGATCTGCGGAACACATGCGAATGTCCAGGCTGCGCATATCCGCGCCAGATCGACTCTGTACAGAAAGCGCCAAGCCGGGACAGCGGAAAAGCCGGATGATAAATGGGCCGTTCCGCTATGCGCCGAGCACCATCTTTTCGGAGACGATGCCCAGCACGATTTTAACGAACTGATCTGGTGGGCAAATCATGGAATAGACCCGTTCGGCCTTGCACTTGGATTGTTTGGTTGCCAAGGGGATGTAGAGGAAGCCGAAGGGATTATTGAGCAAGCGCGGAAGAAATGAGCCGCGATCTCAACAACTGGACAGGAATCATGGACATCGGAACGATCAAATTAAAGAGCCCTTCCGGCCACAAAACCGCGATCACGGTGGCGATTGGCAGTCGTGGGTCTATCGATATCCATTTTAGCCGGACATCGGAGGGCGAGGCGCTGATCAGGCTGCCGGCCTTCACGGCAAAGCAACTGAGTGAACTATTGGCGAAAGCTGCGGCTCAATAACGAGGACTAAACGCGGCTCCCGCGCCTCGGGGATATTCAGTGGGCAAGGAGTACGACAAAATGTCCAACCACCCAAACCGCAAGAAGCCAAACGGCGAGCGCGCCGTACTGATCACTACGATTCATCGCGGCGTGTTCTTTGGATTTGCGACCGCGACCGACGGCGCAACGATCAAACTGCGGAGCGCCCGCAACTGCCTTAGACGGCGAGCCCGACGAGCCCGTTACCGCGCCGGTAACTTTTGCATCTGGACGCCGCCGCTTCCGTCCTTCATGCGCCCTGAGTATCTTGATGCGCTGCACGCATGACCGCATGATATAGGTCGTGCCGCCGATTTGTCCACTGTTGTTCTTGCTGGTATAGAGAACGATGGATTTTTCGTTGTCGTGGAGCACCCACCCGACCGTAGTGCAGACGCACGCTTCGGTTAGCGTTTCATCGTCTACTTGCATCCAAGCGTCGGAGCTGTGATGGTCAAGCCATTCGACCGCAACGAGATCGTTTTGAGCCATCTCACACCTGTATGATTTCGCCGCGAAACTGGACCTCGTTATCACTCCATTTTGTTACAAGCTCAGGCCAAAGCAACTGGCCGTTTTTGAACGTTAGCACCACGAAGGCAGAGACCCACGAGCGCGGGTTGTCCTCTGTATAATTCACGAACGCTTTGTGATCCGCATCGGCTACGCAGCCGCCGTCTACGCCAAAGCGCGTTCCGTTGTAGTCCGTGAACGGCGTCACCTTGGCGCTATGCAGATGGCCGGTTACCATCGTTCTGCCGGAATTGATTGTATTGTTGTGGGGCGCATGTATGCCGCCCTTGAAACGATGTTTCACTACAACTTCATTGTTGATGAAACAGGACCAAGCCTTTTGCCAGACAGAGAAATGATCGGAGAGGTGAACGCCGTGAATTTTCGCAAATTCGGGCGCGACTGATGCGATCCGCGTCTCGAAACGCGAATCATGGTTCCCGAGCGTCCAAATCTTTCCGCAGCCGATGGGACATGCAGACGCTATTTCGTGCATCCGATCCTGGGCCGTCTCAAGCTCCTGAATGAGCGTTGGCCGCGACTCCCAACCGATCGGAGGATGGCGGCTGATGCTCGCTGCGTCCATAACGTCGCCATTCGCGATGACGGCCTGCGGTTTCAGCTTCTTGATGAATTGCACGAAGGCGCGGTGACACGTTGAAGGCTCGCCCGGCCAGTAGTGGAAATCAGACCCGATGATGACGTGGCCGGCTTGTATGTTCAGTTCCGCGCGGTGCGGGTATTCCTTCTTGAGCCCATGCCGCTCCGCAGCATAAATCTGCGTCTCCAGCGGCGGTTTCAATATCTCACCTAGCCGCCTTTCAATGCCTTGGCGCCGGAAGTAGACGCTGCGGACGTTTATCTTGAGTTTCCGCGCCAATCCGTGGGCACCAAGTTGCTTGAACAGCTTTACGAACTCGGCCTCCGGGATAGTGGGTTGGGCCATTACCCGTCCAGCCTCGGTGGGTGGCGCCGCCCATGCGCCTGCGCCGTCGCCGGCAGGCATAGCAATAGCGCCAGCAGAAGATGCTGCAATTGACCAGTATTGGACATGGAAGCCCTCTAAGTGGGATGGTTGCCGGACTCGTTTCCGAGCCCGGCACACCCCGAATGGCTTGGCAGCCGCTCGGGGCGCCCATCTCCCCAATGCCGAAAACATTGGAAAGCTCAAGCCATGACGATGCTCGTCAGCAGCATAACCCCTCGCACTGCGCTAGGCGATGGCGTTTCACCGGATTCGCGGGCCGCCAAGTCCTGCTGACATCTCAGTCCGCACGCGGTTCGACGTGGCCGCTGCCGTTACGCCAGCCGAGAACTACAAGTGCCTTACCGATGTAGATAAGTTCCTTTTGCACGCCATCGAATTTTCCAACGTTATCGGTGTGCCGTTCGCTATCCTTGATTTCGTGGCTGGATTGCCATTCCTCATTTTTTTGCTGGATGGCCGCCAACATATTCTTGTTCTGCTCATGGAATGCGAAAATCTGTGCCGTGCGCGCCATCTCGACGGAATCGAATCTCTTTTTAATCAACTTCCATAGTCGCACGATCGCGCCAATTACGAAGGTCGCCGCAGTAGCGGCGCCTTCGATCTGGTTCCAGTCAATAGGCAGGCTCATGTTCTCAGAGGCCGAAATGCCGATTGATCGACAGCCGGAACTCGTTGTCGCTGGTGAGGGACACCGGCGCCCCGGCGAGCGTGCCAGCCGATCCGCCCTGGTTGTAGCTGTAGTGAAAATAGTCGGCGTTCAGGGTCCAGTTGGTCGCCAGCAGCGCCTCGACGCCAGCGCCTGACCGCAGCGCCGCCTGTCCGTGCCGCTTGACCTCGCCGGCGTTGATATAGGGCGTCATCATCGACGCGAGGAACTGCGACGGCAGCGTGGGCGCAGCCGTGCCGGTCGTCGCGGCACCGAACGCGCTGGCGAGCGAATAGCCGAGCCGGGCGGTGATGCCGTAGGTCAGCTTGCTCGACAGCGAAGTGCCGGGCGGATCGTTCAGGTTCATGTCGTCCTGGATATCGGCGTAGAGGGCCGCATAAACCTGGTTGTTCCAGAACTCATAGCCGGCCTGGGTGCCGAATCCCATACCGTTCTGCGCAAGGCCGGTAAGCCCGGTCCCGATCACATCGAGGTTGCCCCCGGCATTGGCGATGAAGCCACCGACGAACAGGCCAGTACACGAGCTGATGGTGCAGGGCGCCGAGGCCGGCGCCTTGACGAATACCGGGGCGGCGGGGGTGGCAAGATTAGCCGCATGAGCGCCCAGCGAAATGCAGGCGATTGCAGCAGCGAAAAGAATACGCTTCATGTTCACTTCTCCGTGGTTAGGACTTGGGGCCGCCGTGGTAAGCGGCGGTGGGGTCGATGACGGTCTTGGCGTCCTCGGGAACTTTCTTCATGTTCCAGTGCAGCGCCACGCCGAGAAAGATACCGACGCCGCCGGTTAGAGCAGAGGTCAGATCGTCGGTCGAAAACCCGTACTTTGCAGCAAGCGGCGCAAGTAGTGTCACCGCAAGCGGCACGAGATTAAGCAGCTCGTCCTTGTTCACGTCATATTCTCCATGTTGATGAAAACGAGCCCGGCAAAGATCATGCAGCCGCACCCGGATCGGCGTAAAAATGGATTGACCCGTCGATCGCCATCATGGCCTTGAGCATGGCGGCGCAACCGATCTGGGTGTCCCAGGCGTTAGGGTCATATTGCCCGTCGCCAGTGTATTTGCCTTTTTGCTCCTGATCGGTTGCGCCCCAGTCATAGGGCGTGTCCTCGTTGTGGTAATCGTCGTATCCGGTGCCATTGTAGAGCTCGAGCAGCGTCAGCGTGCCGCCGGCCGTCCAGTCGGTCCACTTCGCTGCATAGGGCGGGCAGTTTTCCAGCGCATCGAGCGCACCGCGATAGAAGGCGTCCTGTCCTGGCGGGTCGGTCGGATGATTGAAGAACGGCCCGCGCCCTCGGGGAACATGGCGGGATGGCTCGTCAAGCGGGTCGCCTTGCGCGATCGAGCAGATGAAACTTTGATCTGCCTCTCGCTCATGGATAACGGCGATTACCCACCATGGGACTTTCGTTGCCGCCGATATGGCGACATAGCGCGCCTTGGCGGCCGGGGTGGTCAGCCTTGCGGCAACAGCGTTGACCTCTCCCGCCCGCGCCGGGAGTATATTGGCCTTTGCCCAGAGGGCGCCGTTCTTGGCAATGAGCGCAGAGATATTCACAGTTTCGGCCCGTCCGCATCTGCTAGCATTCGCCCCTCCTATCCAAAGCAGATCGGCCGGGAAGCGGATCGCCCATGAGCGATGCGGTAAGAGATTGATGGCCCCGCGCGATAGCGTCCTGCGCTTCCTCGATGACTTCTCGGGGCGCCCATTCCCGATAGATGACATAGCCGCGATTGGGAGATTCGCGCAGTAAACGGGGCTGCTCCGGGGATGTAGGCATGTCATATACCCGCTGGCGTGATGTAGCAGTACAGTTGTGAGGCCTGGCCGATGAACACGTAGCCGTGGCCTGTTGGATTGCCCTGGTCCCATTTCATCTTGCCGTTGGGGATTGAAATGCGCGTTCCCGGCTCGATATGTGGCCGCGTCATACCGTTCTTGAACGTATCTCCGCGCGTATCAGTTATGATCGCCACGTAATGGTCGCCGTCGATTTCAAACTCATCCGACTCGTAGGCGTCGGCCTCGCCGCAGCAAGAGACCATGGGAGCGTCGGGCTGCATGAGCGATTGAAACCAGCGCCGGACCTGCGGGGACGTATCTTCCCATCCGTTGTCCGTCGCCTGAGCCCGCACCGTCACGGCGACCGTAAACATCATCGCCACCATAATGACGCACAGGATTATCCCGGCCAGATAAACGACCACACATGCGTCGATGTCACGATCCGTATCGTGCTTCATGTTGCGATGCCTAGTTGTTGTTTGCGCAGATCGCAGTGGATAGTACAGCGCAGGCAACAGCCCACGTGTTTGTTGTTCCAGCCATGTCGGCTGACCAGCCTGGGGCTGAATTTCCTATGATGTTGTGAAAGCCATCATTGTCCACCTGCAGGAAGGTGCCGGTCCCGGTGCCGTGGTCAGCAATATGATTGCCCTGAATGATAGCTTCTTGCGTTGCGGATTGAATGTGTATAATTGGCTCAGTTTGACTTATATTTGCTGTTACGTGGATTTGCATTCCGCCAATTGTCACAAATCCGCCGCTCCCGTTGTAGAACGGAAGATCGCCAGAGCCATGATCGACATAACCATCACCGATATTAAGAACGCCTCCTGATTGCTGGACTTGCGCTCCATTCCCGCCGCTTCCATTTGCGAAGTTGCATGGCTTGCAGGTCAGCACGCCAGCATTCATGACGATTGCTGCGGCTGCATTATTGGCGCCAGTAAAATAACTGGTGGATGCGTTTACGTTCCCGGGGTTGTGTCCTTGACCTGCTATGCTGTCGCCGCTGCTGACACCAGGAGAAGCTATATTGACGCTCAATGTCTCAGTCGTTGCCGTGCAAGTCGTAATTGTCGCTCCGAACGGAATAGCGGTTGGATGCGTTATGTCATATGGAGCAGTCCCAACACCAAAGCAGGCCGAAAGAGAAGAGCTCCATGCCGGAGATGCCGCAAAGTGTAGTACGTTGTTTCCGATGGAAGTCGTATTATTCGTTGCCGTGGTCGAGTAGGTAACCGGCGGCTGATTCATAACAATGCCCTGGTTGCTGTCGAACCCGGCACCCGTAATCGAGCCGAACGTCACGCCGTCAAGCCAAGGCGTACCAGTTATGTTGCCGACGCCCTGCTTAAAACAGAGAGACATGCCGACAAGAAATAGCGGATTTTCAAGATGAAGGTCATCCATCCTTCCGCTGTAAAGCCCTATTGGCCCGTCAACGCCTGATGTGGTTTCAGGGGTGCAGTTCGCGTTTGGTGTCTGCGAAAGTGTCAGTTGTGCGGACGTAAAGCCGAAAGGCCAATTATGCATATTGCTGATGCGAACGGAATCGAGACTGCCGTCAATCCAGACACATACACTAAGGCATGATATTTCCAGATCATCGATCAACGCGCCGCCACTGTTGCCGCGCATATCGACGCCGACCATGGCGACCGTTATGCGGGAGCGTAGGATGCGGAAACGCGGCGTACTGCGAGCATATATGGCTGGCGGATAATTCGTCAGCGACGTGCGAGTCCCGGTGTTGACCTGACTCGGGAACCCGATGCCGCAACCGTAAATGGTCGGACCCGGCTCGCCGGTATTGAAATACAAGACCCCATGCGTAAATCCAGCGGCCGATGCCGAGGCGTTGATGGTCGTGACCGTACGGCCATCGCAATATAAAAGCTGCCCCGGTTTGGTGAAGGTCAGATCGGACGAAACTGCGCACGACGCGCCGGTAAGATGGACTGGCTTGCCTGTAGCTATGGCGGTATTGATGCCGCTGGTATCGCTTGACCCGGTGCAGGCATAGGATGCCGTGGTGCTACCGCCGGCAATGGCTGACAGGACGCCAGCGGTGATAGCAATGGTGGTCCCGTCCGGCATGGAGCAGCCTATTTGCGAGGTTGTCGCCGTGGTGCAGGAACCAACGCCGGGGCCGGTGATTGTCAGAGTTGATCCGTCGCCCTGGATCGCTCCCAACTGCGATGACGACGCGATCGGCAAGTCGCTGGAAACCAACGGGCGAGCCGTTCCCCAATCCGCCGAGCCGCTGGACGGCCCCCCAAAGAACTGATTGGCGGGGAACAGCCCGGTCTGCGCATTGGCAGGAGAAAGCACGCCCGCGATAATCGCGAGCGCGCCGACGATTCTAGCAATCATGCGGGATTATCTGCCTCGAATATACCAGCCCGTTATCGGGCTGCCGGCGGGGCGCAATTTGAGCAGCCCTAAACCGATATTGACTTTCGGACTGACGGCGCCCCTAAACGTGTCGGTGCCGTAAAGCGTGAACGTGATGTTGTGCGAAGCGGCCTGCCCGGTGCGGTCGCTGATGGTCAGCTCAAGCCCTGTTGGATGCGCCGCAGCCCACGCCGACGCGCTCGGCAACGCGGCGACAACAGCACTGGTGACCGTGCTCAATCCAAGCTCAACATCGGTCGAAAGAACGGTTACGCTGGCCGCGAAGGTTGGCTCGCGTATGGTCGCGACAGATAGCGATTTGCCGACGAATGCCGTATTGGCGCATTGCGTATTGCTGGTGCCCGCTGCCGGTGTCATCGGGCAAACGGGCTGCGCGTCCGAAGCGCAGGATAGCAACAACAGCAGACACAGGACGTATCCGAGGCGAAGCATTAGGCCCGGCGCCGCGCCAGAATGTAGCCAAACGCCGTATTTGTGCTGGCCGTGAAGGCAGAAGTTCCGACAAGATAATAGGTCGTCGTGGTCGATATACTGACACGCAGCGGCCCGACATTAACGCCGATATAGGCCACCGACAAAAATGGCGTGAAAGCCGCATATCCTTGCTGCACTTCGCTGCCGTTCGGCAATCCTGTGGTAGTGCCAGTGGTCGCGCTGATCGAGGCGATGCATTGAGTGACATTAGTGGTGGATGTCCCGGCAAAAGCAACGCATCCGCTCACGTCCCAATCGCCCGGCGGTATGGAGATTGATGTGACATTCTTTGAAGAGCCATTCGACAATGAGACTGCCGAGGCGACCGCAATTGTGGATGACACCGCATTTTCAGCGGCCGGGTTGAGCAATTCCCAGCGCGTATTGGCGAGATTATAACGAACGATGCACTCGGCTGCGGCTGCCGGAATGTCACCGGCACCGAGCGCCGCACCACCGTTTTTGGTTATGGTGTGAGCCGTGAGCCCACTTGGTGCAAATGTCGGGGTCGTAGTGGCGTTCGCCGCGCCAGCCCGGAAGTAGCACAACAGGCCGTCGGTCAGCGCCAAAATGGCAGGAGCATAGGTCGCCGTGATGGCATCGGCAGAACCGCCGGCCGCTACCCAATTGGTCGCAACCGCAGTGCCATCATTCAGCAGTTCCCAGCGCGTATTGGCGAGGTTGTATCGCAGGATCAATTCGGCTAGATTGCCGGGGATATCTCCCGCCGCCAACGCAGCCCCGCCATTCTTGGTGATCGTATTGGCGCCAAGAGCGTTCGGGTTGAAGGTTGGCGTGCTCGTAGTATTGGCGGCAGTGGCTCGCACGAAACACAGTTGCCCGTCCACAAGGCTCGCCAAGGCCGGCGTGTAGGTTGCCGTGATTGCATTCGCCGTGCCGCCGCCGATCGTCCAGTTAACGCCGGTGCCGCTCTGGAGTTGCCCTAATGCAGCATAATCCGTCGCCGCCTGCCCGTTCCCCACGCCCGTATGGCGGAAGCCGAGCATCGGCAGATTGGCCGTGGCCGCGCCTTGACCGTCGCGAGTCAGGCAGTTACCAAACCCGTTCGAGGTCAGATCGTTCGTGTCGGCATCGGTCCGACTGGATGAAATATCAATGCCAGCCGCAGCATCCGCGACCCAACTGTAAAGACGATTGAACACACCGCTGCCGTTCCAACTAATGGCTAGGCCCTCCTAGATGTGGAAATTATTTCAGACCGCAATTATTTGCGCGGTAGTTGAATCGGATTATTTGTGGCATTGGTCGCCGCCGCATAGCCTGCTGGCGCCCGTAGGCGGTGTTGCTTTGGCGGCGCTGGTGACGTGCTTTTATTCCGACATCAAAGCCGGGCGCCTGTGGGCGGATTACCGCGACAACAGACGCAAGGATTTATTGGCCTTGGTTGCCTTGATTCAGGCTTTGCGCAATCCAAGAGGGCTGTTGCGCCGCAATCACCGCAGCCAGTGATTTTGCTTGTGGCGCGAACGGCGTAGCGACATTAGCGGCCCGAGCGGTATTGTAGCGCGAGAGCACATCGGCAAGCTGCGACATCGCCGGGCCTTGACGGGTCACTAGATTGGCGATGCCCTGCCGGGTTTTGTCCATGTTCTGATCGGACAAGAATTGCGCACCCTTGCGCAGGCCAGCCAAGGTCATGCCGACGGCATTCGCCATGGGCGGCGCCGCAACGGATGGCGATTCCGTGTCCTTCATCAGCTCGCCGCGAACCGCTGTTCTTGAGTTAGCAGATATCTTGTTGGTCATGTCCTGGAATTGGGTTTCCGCAGTAATGCGGTTATCAATCGCATCAGCCGCCGGCTGCCCGAACACATTGGCAATTTTGTCGCTGTTCTGGTTGGTGTCGAGAAGCCTACGTGCAGCAGCCCCATCGTTGCGAGCTGTGTCCATGATACGACCGACTTCACGTCGCATTCCGAGTTTGACGCCGGCTTGTTCTGGTAGGCTCATATCGGACATTTGATCGGCAAGCTCTTCCGGCAATAGTTGTGTATTAAGGGACGAGCGGCCGAGATCAATCGCATCGTTGACCTGAAATTGTGTTGCCGACGCCTTGCGAGCAACCGCATAGGCACCCCCGGTCACATTGTCCAGGTGACTGACGAGCGCCTGCTTGGCTGCGATTAGCCCGCTCAAGTCGGCCTTATCCGCACTATCAAGACTTTGAATGCCGCCCGTTTTCAGCATTCCTTTGATGTTTGAATCCATCGACTTCTTGACGTAATCCCAATAGCCAAGGCTGGTCTGCGCAGCGGGTGTCACATCATCAGCAATATGGAAGCCCGGCCCCTGCAAAATGGTATTCGTTTCGGTCGGGCCACTCAATTGCTCTCCGTGGTTTTTCGCCAGCGAAACCGCGTCTTTCATGGCCTGCGCTACGGCCGGACGGCTCGTGATGCTATCTGGCACGTTAACGACCGGATGCTCGTTCATAACCTGATCGTAAAGTGGCTTGGATATTTGAGCGACAACGGAATTGATGCGGTTTCTTTCAGCCACAATATCTGGCGTCGGCCCCATGACTTGATCGAGCGTATCCGACACGCGGCCGGCGGTCCCGGTGCCGAATTGTCCGGTTCGCCCCTCGACCGCGTCAAGCACGGTATTTTGGCCGGCTCCAGGCTGGGACGCGACCGCCTCAGCCCGGCCAGCCATCTGCCGGCCCATATCAAGCATCATGGCTTCGGGGCCGAGATCGGCAGACTTCGCCGCCACGGTAGCGGGGTCAAGTTTGTCGGCGGCATAGCTACCGGCAACGCGATTGACGGCACCGGCAGGAACGTCACCGCCCAGTTCTCCTGCCGCAGCCTTCGCGGCCGAACGATTGGCCAGAATTTCGCCGCCCTTCGATCCGAGCGCGCCAATCCCACCGCCCGCTAAAGCGCCGACGACGCGGGCGATAGGTTCAAGCCAAGAGCCTTGGACCTTTTCGCCCAAAGCCTCTGAGCCCGCACCGGGAAGAACCGCGAGCTTGGCTATATTCGACGCGACACCTTCCGGCCCCGCCAGCGCGGCTGGCGCAAATTCACCGATGGTCTGCGCATATTTACCGGGCGTCGATTTCGGTTCCGGTAGCGGGCCGGTCACATTGTTTTCGAGAGCCTTGACCGTTCCGGCAGAAGTCGGAAGCACATTCAGCGGTGAATCGTTGACCGCTTTTCCATAAGCAGCGATCTTGTCGGGGTCTTCGCCCAACCATCCAGCGATCTTGCCTGATGCGGACGTAATTGCCGAATTGATATCGCCCGGCAGTCCGATCAACCCGGCAACGCCCTTGGCGAAGCCGACGCCGCCTTGCGTTGCAACATCTCCAACGGTTTGCGCCGCCGTCAAGGGCGGCGGTTGAACGCCGCCGAAGTGCTGCATCATGGCGCCGTGAATGACCTCGGCGTCCGTCCCATCCGGGAAATCGACCGTTGACCCATCCGGCGCGCTGACTGTGACCGTCATTTGGGCGCTATCCCACCATCAGGCGACCAGACATAAGCGCCCGGCTTGGTTGGGCCTTGCGCGCCTTCCATCCCCTTGAGCGGCCCGATCTCTTTCTTGACGTTCTGGACGTAGCCCGAGAGCGGGTTAGCCTTCATCCACGACTGCTCGAAGGATTGCGGGTTTTGCCAGCCGTTTGCCTTGGCCGCCGTGAAATCGCTCGGGAGGTTTTGCGCCTGACGAAGCGTTGCAACGTCTTCTGACAGCATTTGAAGGTTTGCTTCCGGCGTAAGATTTGGGCCTTCCTTATTTAGAGATGTGGTCTTAAATTCCATCTGCGCAAATCGCGGCTGCGTAGCTTTAAGTTGCTGCAAGCTTTCAGCAACGTTTTCGTGCATCGCAATTTGGACATCACTGACCGTTGCCGTCATCGGCAGTTTTATTCCAGTGGTGGAATAAAGCCCCGCCAGAAATGCAGCTTTGTCGGTCGTGAATGCGCCGGTTTCAACTTTCTTCATTGCACCGGCCATCGTCATCAGCCGTTGCTCAGCTTGCGCGGCCGGTGCAATTGAATTATTCCAATCCGTCTCCGTCTTCTGCCAAGCCGGGATTGCTTCCTTGAGCTGCGCCGGGTTAGTCGGAAGCGCACCCTGCTCCGATACGGGCGGAATCGTGGTACCCGAGGCCGTCTTGATCGGCTCCGTGGTGCCGGGACCGGGCTTGAGCTCGCCGGGGGGATTCAGGAGGGGGCCAAGGTTGGCCTGGTTCTTGGCGGTTTCCTCTGCCCCGGCCTTGGCGCCTGCGATAGTGGCTTGGTTTTCGGCATAGCCCGGCAGGGTGCCCGCAAACCGCTGGTTAAACGTGGCGGCCGGCGGTTGTGCGGCAGATGGCTGGGCAGAGGGGGGCGCGCCCGCTGGCGGCTGCGGGGCGTTCTGGATGGATGCGCTGGGAGGAGGTGCCCCAGGCCCTAGAAACAGCTCTCCGTTCGGCAAAATGCTGCCCTGCTTCTGGGGGGCGGGCAGCGGAACAGCGCCTGTGGGGCTTACTGTGCCCGTCAGGCGGGGCGGGCCGGAGGGGGGCGAGGGCTGACCGGGTTGCCCTTGAATCGACGGAAAAACGTACCCATCCTTCGTGGCCGCTTGGGTAGCAGCCGAAGTCAACGCCGGTACTGCGGCGGGATTGTTACGGCCGGCGAGCTCCAGGTCGCGCTGGGCCTGTCCGGCTGGTGTCGTCGGCTGTGGATTCGTCAGAAGAGGCTGGCCGCCCCCCGGTTGTCCCACCGTATTATTTGGCCGCACTTCCTGCGGCTCATTGAGCTGCAATCCGGCCTTTTGGGCCATCTGCATACCCTGCATCCGAACGATCGGGTCTGGGCTGCGCAGCATTTTCGAGACAATGCCACCCGGCGCAACCTGGTCGAAGACCTTGGCCATATTCTCGGTCGACCCGGAATAGGCTTTCGCCAACTGCGAGATGGCATCGCTTTTGATATATTGCCCGGTCCCAGTCTGGGCCACTCGAGCGAGCGCCTGCCACGGCGAAGCCGGGGCCGTGCTCAGACCGCCTTGGATGAGCGCCTGCCCCAACTGGATATCGGGCGTGGCAGCGGCAACGGCCGGGTCAAGGCCGAACATGGCGGCTTCGTTGCCGCCTTGGCCGCCCATCAGTGCTGCGGTGAGGGATGATGCGGCCATTTAGGCAAACAGTCCTGCGAGGAGGGGAAGAATATCGGCAATGCTAAAGCTTGCGCCAGCATCGGCGACAGCCGGCGCAGCGGAGGCCGCCACATCGGCCGCGATGGGCGCGCCAGCCGCATAGGCATCGGTCGCAGCGGCACCACCGCCCCCTAGGAGGTCGGAGATCGACCCAATGCCGGGGTAGGCAACCGGCGCTGAACCGAAAGCCGAACCCGCCGCAGCAGTATTGGCTGCGGCAGCCCCGCCAACTGGCACCGCTGCTGCCGCTGCTGGCTTAAGATAATTCGCCCCCGCCAGAACGGCCGAACTCCCCAAGCCAGCCAAGCCGCCCCACATGGCGTTATTCTGCTGGAGTTGCGCTTGATAGTTCTGTTCCGCCGCGTTCTGCGAGTTCTGATAGGCCCCGATGACGTTCGTGGGCTGCAGCGACGATGGGCTAAAGCCGCTGGGCTGTGTGATCCCAGGGGCATTTGGCGACATCAATGCAAGAGCAAGGGGTGAGGTCATTAGGCAACCCCCGTCGCTGCATTGGCGGTTCCGTTGTAAATCTGGCTCAGGAGGTTCAACGGATTGGACTGGACCGTCTGTTGCTGGCCGATCTGCTGGTTCTGACCGAGCAGCGCCAGGTTATAGAGGTTCGATCCGGCCGTTGCGCCCTGCGCCGTGGCATTGTTGGCGGCGGCCGTGTAGCCCTGATTTTGCGTGTTCGCCAGTTGGGTTTGAGCGTTCCCATAGGCCGAACTACCGAGCGGAATACCCTGCCGCGATAGCTGGTCCTGCAAGTCGGTCTGCTGCTGCTGGTAGGTCGGTTGGAGAAACCCGGCCTGCTCGTTGTAGACCGCATTAGCGACGCTGCTATCGGTCGCTTGCGGTCCTGCCGCAATAGTGTTCTGATTTACGCCGGATGTATTGAGCGGCACGGCGGTCGAGGATTGCGCGGCCGTGGCGAGATTATTCGCGGTCCCGGCGAGGTTATTGCCGGTCCCGATCAGATTGCTCTCAAGCCCGGCCTGTTGGCTCTGTACCCCGAGTTGCTGGCCCTGCACCGTTTGTTGCTGATTATACAATGACTGCGCCAATGGCGTCAGCGATGTGTTCTGCGTCCACTGCGGGACAACCTGACCTGTGTTTGGGTCGGTGTAAGTCCCGCTCTGGGTATAGTTGGTCGAACCGCCCGGCCCAGTGGTGCCAACAAGGCTACCGGCCTGCGTATCAACGTTCGATCCAGTTTGTGCCGCCGCAGTGACGGCCGGCGAGGGAGCGGCGGGAGCCGTCGGTTGGGATTTGCCCAAATTGATATTCCTCTGCTACCCATCGGGCGGCGTCTTTCGCCAAAAGCCCGTAGGTCACGGCGTCACCCGTCGGCAAAGCGTCGGGGTGATAGCCTTCCTGTGTGAATCCGAGACGGCAGAGGAATGCCCTGGCGGGCTGGTTCGTGGCCTCGGTGACCGCCGTTAGGCGTTTGCATCCTAGTTGTTTGAAGGGGTATCTTAAAATTACAGCGATGGTCTGACGTGTCGCCCAGCGCGGCGTTGACGTGACGAACGTAATCTCGATGTTCGGATGGCGATAGTTGTTGAAAAGTGCGACGGCGACTATTTCAGAGTTTCGCGCTACGCCGATGGCAACAGATAGCCCAAAGTCTGGTACGCCTAGACGCGCGCCAGCCCATTGGGCGAGTTCTTTGTCGTAACCGAATACAAGCAAATGTCACCCGTTCGGTGCGGTTTGTCCGCCGACCGGGAAAACCGTTTGACCACCGAGTCCGCTGCCGGCTGGGAACACTGTTTGGCCGCTGGCTGGACTGGAACCCCCATTAAGATAAGCGCGCCCAAGAGGCGTACTCGCGGCGTTTGCAAACAACTGCCCAAGCGGCCCCATATTTTGCCCGTTTTGCATGAGGCTCGTCAAAAGCGGGTTTTGTGGCGGCATACCAGGAATAGATTGCTGGGATGACGGGCCGGAACCGCCATTTGCCCCATCGATTAATGGAGTACCGCTTCCATTAATCGCATTTGCCCATGGCAATTGCATTGCGCCTATTCTCATAGAGCATCGCCTTGTTGGAATTTGAAGTCCGTCCGCAGCCAAGACGCGCCCTGCGTAGCCGAGAACGACAGCGCCCCCGATATCGCAACCCCCGTCCCACCAGCCGCGTGCCAAAGTGTGCTCAAAATGGGCGACGGCGACCATGGACTTGTGTCCCACGGAGATATATCCCACGGAGACCCCGCCGCCCCGGTCGCAACTGCCACAGAGATATTTATATCGCCGTAGTCATACCCAAGCCCGAACGAATAGGCCACCTGACCGTTGGATTGCACGATCGGCCGCGCCGCCGTGATCAGTTTCCGTTCCGGGCTCTGAAATGTATTCCAAGACTGCTGCGCATTGGCGACCACCGGGCCGAGCACGTCAAGCGTTCCCACGTCCGCCTGATAGACAACGCCGGCCGCCCCGCCGAAGTACAGAACATTCTTGAACAGCCCGAAACACGTACCATTCATGTTGATAAATCGGCACCAGGGCGAGACTTGCTGCGCCGTGTTCGGGTCAATATATGTAATGCCGGTATTCTGGACGTGCTGCGAGAATGTCCCGTCAGGATTCGGAATGTTGAAGATCAGCCGGCGACCGGCCGGATAATAGAGCGCCTGCCATCCGAACGCCCCCGCATTGGCCTGCACCGCCGCCTGCACTGCCCCGGATACCTTGGACCTCGGCGGGATGCGCCCTTCCCGCAAGGCCACCAACTGCTGCGATAGCGGCACATGATCGTCATACGTGGTCAGGAACGCCTCGGCACCGTAGTTGCAAACCGCCCTTGGCGATACTGGAGGCGATATGCGATAGATGCCGATCAGTTGCCAGTTGTTCACGTCCGAAGGGTCGTTGCCGTAATAGATCAGCACGTCCCCAGACGACATGATGAAGGCGATGAAATCCAGAACGCCATTGCCGCCGTCATGGCTGTACGTGATGGTCGCGATCAAGTTTCCGCCGTGGGGCGTGAACGCTGACAGATCATAGAACGTCAGCGCACCAGAGATGGAATTGAGCAGCGCGTAATAGAACCCGGTCGAATTGCTCGCCCACGTAAACAGCCGGTTCTGATAGATGCACCCGCCGATCAGAGAACTTAGCGTGACACCGGTAAAGCTCGCATTGCCAATCGTGCTGCCGTTGTAAACCTGCGCCGTGTCATTGCCGTTGAAGAAAAACAGCTTTCCCAGGAAAGCCGCCGTCTGCCATTCGCTGGAACCATATCCGCTGCCAAGCGCCACGCCTACCGCGCCGGAAGCCGATATGTCATAAATACTGTCATCGCACGCGGCTAGAAACTTGTTCGTGCTGCCGCTGCTATATTCGATCAGCGTATTGACGGCCCCGCCGCTCCCCATTCTCGTCGCGTATGACGTATAGCCATTGCGAACGATGACACCGCCGGCATCCGGGAACCAGTTATCCAGCAGCACCGCATCGGCCGGGTCCATCGCATCGAGCGCATCGCGTGTGTTCCAGCCCTTAACCGGCGAGATGAGCGGCGGGGTTGGCTGTGCGAGATTCTGCGATGCGAATTTGATGCGGTCGGCGCGGGAGAGCACTTAGGACCCCACAACATTGCCGAAATCAGTTTCGGGCAAATTCCAGGGACCAAGTAAGGACAACCTATTCCCCGGCGTCAGATCAAGTATGGCCTGCCCGCCATCCTTCGCTGTGGCCTTGGAGACTTGGCGGTCGTATTCGTCCAGTTCTTCCGCGTAGCTGAAACCGAGCCGTCGCATCATGCGCCAGCGGATGCCGAGCGTAATCAGGTACTCATCCAGCACGCCTACGTCAGTATCGGCCATCCATGTGGTCTGGAGCGTGCCACTCTGCGACTTGCACCACGCATTTGAAACGTATTCAAAGACCAGCGCAGAGCCATTGTCGGTCGGCACCGGGTCGATCGAGAAAACCTGATTGCCGCCGATTTCACGAAATCGGAACCGGCGCTGAATGGACGCTTTGCCGATGACGCTGGACTTGTAGAGTTGCCACTGTTGCGGGCTTTGCGGGCCGCGCATTGCCCAAAACCGGGAACGGTCCCAGAGCGTATTGTCGATAACGCGCTGAAATCCGGTCGGCAGCGGATAGTCGGACTGACCGAATGTGAACTGTCCGGCGCCGGTCGTGGTCGCTGCCACGTTCATGGTGACGGTGCCGGCCCCGGAATTGACCGCTGACACGATCGAGTTGTTCGGCAATCCGGTCCCAAATCCGTACCACGTCAAGGGCGCAACGGCGGTAATACCAGTGAGCCCGCTGATGACCGCAACCCCGCCAGGGCCGGTATTCGCCACGGTGCCGGCCTGCTGGGCTACCGCCGCAGTGACGAAATCGTATTCCGCGATCATCGCCACCCAGCCGTTTTCCGGCTTACGGGCGAGGCTTTCCCCTGCCAATTGCGCAGCGGCGAGCAGGCGAATGGCCGTCTCGTCGGTGTTGCCGACGATTGCGGTAGGCGCCGCAAGCGCAAGATCGTTGGCAACTTCTGTGCATATCGACAACAAACTCATTTCTTGCGACCGAGCTCAGCCATGGCGAATTTCGGCTTCGCTGCTTTATTTGCAACGGCGATGGCTTCACCCTCAGGAACGCCGCTCTTGAGAATAGCATTCGCCTGCTTGGCGGCTTTTGCCGCCTTGGATGGCGACAAGCCCTTATTGTGTTTCTTGAATGACTTGCCGCCCCAAGGCATCAGTTTGCCCTTTCGCCATGCTGGTTGACGATGACGGGCTTCTTGCGGTCAGCCTTGCGCTGCTCCAACTCAAGAGCGCGGATGCGCTTGTCCATCTGCACCAGCGCGGCGCGCACCGTCATGGCGCCGTCAAGATTTTCGACCGAGCCGACAACGGACCCCCGTAATTCCTCCAAATTATGGATCATATTTATAATCAACTCTTCCTCGCTCATATCAGTTTGCCCTTTCGCCGTGCTGGTTGACGATGACGGGCTTCTTGCGGTCAGCCTTGCGCTGGGCAAGTTCCAGAGCACGGATGCGTTTATCTTGCTGGTGAACTACATCAATCGCCATTCTTAGACCTTGATCCATCTTCTCGACCGCATCCATGAGATGAATGCAAATGTCTTCAATATTTTGAAGATGATGCCGGCGAGACGGATTGCCTATACTCTTTGCTAGCGTAAGATCAGCGGGAACAAACTTAATGGTTTCTGTCATTTACAGTATCCTAGAGTTTAGGATTAAGCAGCGTCCGGCTGCTTTGCAGCATTCGGTGGACGCCCGCGCCGCTTGGGAGCCGCGAAGTCATTGAGCGACGAGGACGCAATCGCCTGTGGCGCGTTCTGCTGCGCAATCTGCACCGGATCGCTCATGCCTGGAATGTACGATGCAATGGCGTTCGGGGCGTTCTTGGTGGTCTGCAACTCGCTGTGAAGCTGGTTCACCAGCGCACTGAGCTGATCGACCTTCGCCTCCAACTCGACATTGCGGGACTCGAATTTCGCATTCTGGGCCTGCAATTGCGAGGTCAAGGCGCCGGCCTCGGCATCGTCCAGAAACGCGAGGGCCGCATTTCGCAGCGCCATGCCGCCCATGCCGATGCGTTGTACGTCCAGATCGCCCATCTTGGCGAGGTCATCGACGGTGCGGAAACCAAGATGCTTGAGCTCCATGATATGCCCCGGCTTGAGGCGCGGCCAATCCTCGAGCGGCGTGCCAACCGCCGATATGGTCTGCCCGGCCTTGAAAGCCTCGTATTCCTTGGGAAACCGCTGGATATATTCCTGCGTTACCTTGAATACCGGCTTGGTGTGCGGATTGCCGGGGAAGATCAGTTCGACCCGCTCCTCGTCCACGCAGATAAGGCGCCCCTCACGTTCGGAGGCTACGCGATCTTCGCTGGTGGCAATGTGGAACCTGGGCCAGCAGCGTTCCTCGCCGGGTCCAAACGAGTTAGTTCGGGTAAATGCGCCGTTCGCTACAGACATGCAGTGAGCCTTTCCTTTTACGCGCCGAGAATGGCAATAACCGTCACGCCATCGCCATAGAGGACGCACGACTTGCCAGATGCAAGCGCGATAGCGGCATTTTTCGCAGCACCCTGGATCGTCCCGCCGACCGGGGGATAGATCGAAAGCGCGTTCGGGCCGGAATTGTAGATCGCATAGAACGCCTCAACGTTCGGCAGGATGATGCCTTGGTTAGCGCTGGCGACCGTCACGTTCGCCGCATTGCCGGTGAGTTTGGTCGCGGTGCCCTGCGTAGACCCGGCAGCCGCAAACGTCGCAATCGGGTCAAGACCCAATCTATTCGCCAATGCCGCCGGCATTCCGACAGCCATTAATTCACTCTTGAGAGCCATGATCGTTAGTCCTTGTTAGGCCGCGACTTGGCGGCGGTTGTAGTTCCACTCAGCGGCGACCCAAGGAGTCTCGCAGTCATGGGGTTTCGGTTTTCCGTGAAAGCACACAACTGAATGATCGCCGGGGCCGCTCTGGCATCCCCACTTGAACGATGCGAACATGCCGGGGAACAAGTCCTGCAGAATGCGATGGGCACCGATCTTGTGGCCCCATTTTCGATGGGCCACGACCTCGATAAACGCCTGATCACCGCCGGCTAGGGTCGGCCGATCTTCGGCGCACCACTGCTCCCATACTTCGTTCATCTTGCCGGCTTCCCAGATCATGACCCCGGAGCCAAGCCCCTTCGGGCGACCGAAGTCACGCAGCGCGGCAAAATCCGATTTGCAATCGGCAAGTTGTTCGATTGACCCCCTTATTACCGTGTCAAGATCGAAATACAGAACGCGGTCGCCCTTGTCGAATAGGGCCGGGCTGAACAGATAGAGCTTGTTCCACCAGCCCGAGACATTCTTAGGAAGCGGCTCGACTTCTACGGAAGGCCATATTTCTTCGGCGCTATCCGTGAAGCAGACCCTTCGATATTCCTGCTTTCCGATATGGCGCTGAACCATTGAGAAAAGCGTGTTGACGTAATGCGCGCCGAGCCCGCAGTAGTTACCATATTGGACCGTGCATACCGTCAGCATATTTCAAGCCTCGGCATCGGGAATATGAACTTCACGCCCCGCTCGCGTAGCGCAGCCTCTCGCTCCAAGAGCTGATCGCGGAAGTGCCACGGCAGAACCAGAAACGCATCCGGCGGATTGGCCCGCGCCTCGTCCTCGGAGATGATCGGGATACCGGAACCAGGAAGCCTGCGACCGACCTTCGACGGATTGCGGTCAACCGCCGCCTGAATATGATCCTTGCCAAGACCGCACGCCTGCAACAGCGTGTTGCCCTTGGTCGAAGCTCCGAGCACATAGACGCGCTTGCCTTTGAAATCTCGCTGAATACAGTGCCGGATTTCCTTAGCTTGGAGTTCCATTTCCCGCTGGAACATCGAGAAATCGAAGCCGGCCTCCTTGGCGATGATGTCCTGGGCTGAAAGATCGCGGCCTTGGCGCCACAGCCAGACCTGCATCGAGCCGCCGTTGATCTCGTTGAACCGCACCCGCCCGATGGTCAGACCGGCTTTATCGGCAATCCACTTGATCTGCTTCAAGCCCAGATAAGTCACATGCTCGTGGCAGATGCCGTCCCAGGCGCCATCAATGAGCGCCCCGACATAGCCAACCTCAAGGCACCAGATGCCAGTGGGGGAAAGAACCGCCGCGACATCTTTCGCAAATCCGACCGGATCATCCAAGTCGTAGAACATCGCAATGGATGTGACAGTATCAGCCTGTGGTACGCCGAGCGCGTGATATTTTCGTGCGCTAAAATAATCCCGCTGGATCAGAGCGCCTTCAACCTTTTCCCCGATCGGGTCAAATCCGACCTTCTGGACGCCATACCGCTCCCATGCCTTGAGCAGCGTCCCGTCATTACAGCCGATGTCGAGAACCGTCCTGTTCTGCTTACCGAGCGCCATTCGGTCCACAATCGACCGCAGATGCCGCGCCATTGTTTCGTTGGTGCCGGATGCGTAGCCGTATCCTACGCGCCACATCTCGCCGCCGTTGACCGATTGGCCCAACTGGACAAGATCGCACTTTGGGCACCGACACAGCGTTAGCGGTATTTTCGGCAAGTCCTCTTCATGCGGATAATAGAACCGTGACGCCAGAGCATGTTCGCCAAAATCAGCAACCGTCCTCAACAGGCTATCGCAGATGCGACATCGATCGACCGGACGATAAAGCGAAGACGCTCTAGTAGCTCTCCAGTTTCCGGTGCGGCTGTCCAGCTCTTGAAGCATCGTGCGTCGGCTCCATTGTCAACCCGACGATACACATCGTCAAAGGGCGATTTTCCAGTACTGAAATGCAGATGCTCGAGCACGACATCGCCGCGATATTTGGCGCATTTGAGCACGCGCCCGATGTGCTCAAGCGTCGTGTCGGTGTATAGATGCGTAATCTCGGGGAGCGCCCACCAGCCCATTTCGCGCAGCACATCGCCGGCCGTCACCGGATGCGAAATGCGCTTATCGCCCCAGATGCAATCTTCCGGGTATGACATGCCGTATTTTAGCGCGGATTTCTCTAGCTCTTGGTCCCAGCAGGGCGTGCGCGGTATCGTGTCGTCGCCTATCTGCAGGTAGCTGGCGTGATTTGGTTCGGCTGCGAACAGTTCCCGCATTGCGGCACCTGCCCGCGCCCGCTCACCTATCACCAGCCGCCAACGCATCGGCAACTTGATTTGGCGGTACTGATCCAACATGGGATCGTTTTCATCGCATCTCACCCATACAAATGCCGTCGCATGGGTCATGGCGCAATGGTCAACGAGCCGCTGCAACGATTTTGGCCGTTCCCTGGTCGGAACGCAAACGATCATGCGGCCTCTGCCTGCGCCAGCAAATTCATCTGCCGGGCAACCTCTGGGATAAGCCCGTCGCCGTGAATGTGGATGTTCATGCCTTCCAACGCCAAGCCATGCGCGATATGCTGGAAATCGTCGGCCTGGCGGATCATCCATGCGGTCGAGACAAATGCCCGTCCCCCGCAGATAACCTCCCGGATCACGTCACCCGCATTCTCGAATTGGTCATAGGAATGGGCATCGCCATCCCGGTAGCTGGAGTCGTACCCATACAGGTGGAGCTCACGATAGCCGAGCACGTGAACGAGGCGCATCGCCCGCATTCCAGTGGTCGTGGAGCCCCCTATCATCACGGTTCCGCGCGGGTCGTTGAAGTCCACCCCAAGCGGCGGATGCCATGCTATGATCTTGTTGTCCTTACCCGCCTCGAATACGGACGGATCGCATTGCGTCGCCAGAAACAGCGTCACACTCTTATGCAGCCCGTCCAGAAACCTTGCATTGTGCGCCCGCGCATCCAATAGGATCAGCGCATCCGGCACGATGCCGTTCCGTTGCAGCCACAGCGCCGAGCCGTTGATGCAAAACACATGATTGCCGGCATTCTTGTGGGCGCGGATTTCCTCGATCAAGTCCTCGCCAGATGGCCCCCCGCCCACGATAAGGCACGGCTGCGGATGAGGAACGGCCGGCTGAATGAGCGCATAGCCTTTGTCGATTGCCGACTGCACATTGGCGGCCAGCACTTCCATCTGGACGTTGCATTCCAGCGGCAACTGCGCCGCGATAGCGGAGGAGGGGAAATCCCCCTCCTCCTTTGTTGTTGGGACAACGGGGTCCATATTACGTGATGGCGCCCTGGGCAAAAGGACGCTGGATCAGCGTGTTCACCGTAGACGTACCGGACGCCACGGTAGCGGCGTTGACGGTGTGGGCGTTCACCAACTGCTTGCCGGCGGAAGCGGTCGAAGACACCGCGCCCGCAGTAGCCGACAGGTAGAGAATGACCGCAGGGTTAACCTTGGTCGCGGTCTTGAGCACCGCAGCCACACCCGCGATCTGATACCAGCCATAGTTCTTGGTCGAGGTATTGGCTGACATCGCAACCGCCAAAGGCTGCGCGAGATTGGCAGTATGCGGGCAAAGCGTGGTTGACGCGCCTACGCCTACCGGGTTGTACGTCACAAGGGAACCGACTTCGGTACTCGCCACGCCGGGGAGATAGATGAACTCTCCACCCCCCAGCACAGGGTCTTGCCCGCGAATGATCGTCCCGAATGGAACGGCAGTCGCGGTGTCTTTGTTCGTGAACGAAGTCACACCGAGTCGGCTCTCGGTCGGAATATAAACCATGTTGATCGTCCTTTCTGACCGTTGGCCGTTACGCGGAAACTATGGCTTGGAGGAAGCGGTTGCTCATCGTCATGTTGCCAGCCCAAGCAACCAGCTTGACCATGGCATCCTGATTCACGCTGAACCGATCCGGGTCCAGCGGGACCATGTCCCTGTCCTTGTGAGGGCGCAGGAAAATGTAGTCCGTGTTGAGCATGAACATGGACGAAGCCGGCGCACCGCTGCCGCTCGACCACGAAAGCCCACCACCAAACGGAGGCGCACCGTTACCGTTCGTCGTGCCCTGGAAGCCGCCGTCATACACGACATCGGCATCCATGAACTTGAGCGAGGCGAAACCCGCCATGCCCGAGCGGTCATCCGAAATGCGCTGGATGGCCTGCAACGACTCCCAGTAGTAACGGAAGTAGGTATTGTCCGCGATGATCACATCAGGACGATCGGCCTGTCTCGCTACCGAGAGCCAAGCGCGGTTCATCATGGTCTGCATCGTGGCAGCACCGGGGGTCAACCCGGCCGACGCGAAGCTGTTGACAGAGTTCTGCCAAAAACCCCACACGCCCGAATCGATGCCGCCGACAACGCCAGAGTTGTTGGTCGTGCTCACCAGAAGCTGCAGACCACCGATCTGCTTGCCGCCTGATGCCGATCCAGTGCTGTAACAGTCGGTAGAGATGTTGTTCTGCATCGTGCGCTCGGCATTGCCGATGCGCGACTCGAGCAGATCAATCATCTTCTCCTTGCCCAGACTATTCTTTACGTTGGCTCTTTATCCAACGCTTTCCATACGTCACCGCATGGCTTGGACTATCTCATCACTCGTGCGAGTGTCGGGCGCTCGTGGGCCGATTATTGTTGGAACTCACGGCCTAGTCTCTACGCCTTCCGCGCAACCTATGTCCTGCGCGGCTTGGCACGGTATTGTCTGGATCGCTCCAGATGTTCACCGTTTCACCCGATTTGAAAACTCCCAGCATTTAAGAGTTTTGCAGCATCTCGAGGCCCGAGATAGAGACCGCAGCAGCGGCCTGGGCGATCGAAAACTGCGCAGCGGTAAAGACATCTGAAGGCGCTATATTCAAAATGTCATAACCGCTGTAACGCATATACGTGCCGTTCTCCAGAGGCACCCCTCAGGCTTTCGCAAGAGGCCGGACTATATCTTCACCCGTGGTCACGGGTGCGGTACGTAAAGTCTCTGAGCCAACCATATGTTCAAGGTAGCGATCGAGTTTGGCCTGTTTTCGACTGGCGTAAAAGAACATCCCTGCATCATGATAGCTGCGGATGTTTGGACACACGCAATATGTGTCACGGTAGCCAGCCTTTACCTGCGTGGAAATCTTACCGACCTTGACGCCTACGCTTTGCATGATTGAGGCAAAGCCCTGGACTAGATTTAGCTTCCCGTTGGTGAAGCCGATCATCCAGCGTTTGATGTGATAGCGCTTGTCGGTGTTATCGACGAACTCCGCTGAGTAACCATCGGTGTCCATCAATCCACGGCAGAACTCTAGCTTCGTTTCCTTCGATGCCGAAAAGTAATATGCCGGGATTTCCTGCCGCATCGCGGTATTGACCGAAAAGAAATCGAAAATCTCTCTACGGTGTGCCGTGAACACGTAGTGAGGCTTCCCTGAAGGGAGAATCCTCGTCTGCATATTATATTTCTTGCCGAAGACTTGCTCGATTTGCGTCCGGGCTCTCTCAACCGGCTCTAGATCAGAGCAAACGAAGACAACATCGTTGTGGTAGTAGGTTTTCCCGTTCCTAGCTGACACGAATGGGCCTGAATACAGACACCCATCACCGAGAAAGAACCCTACCGCGTAGGCCAACTCATCGAACATGTGATTTTCGCTGCTGATTGCCCAATATTTTGCACTTTACCACTTTGGGGGCAAAATCTCTAAGGGATTTCCAGCATATTGTACCGTATCAACAGAGGATTTCGCCTCTGCGCTCCAGAAGGCTTATGCAGCCCTAGAGTATTCCATCTCTTGGACGATGGCTTGACCGCCATCGAACGGCTTGACTTTGCCCTTCTGCGACAGGCGCCGCAGGAGAGCGTTGTTTTTGGTCGCTTATGTTATCGCGAGGGCTCTTTATCCCTCGCTTCTAACGGTTGCCCGTTAGGCCGGACTATCTCATGTGCTTTCTCAACGAGAGCATTTGCGGCTCGATCAAGCGCGCGACGGATGACAGGCTTCATAAGCTGTTCGCGTCGTGCAGCTCCACGAAACGCATTCGCCAATTCTGGCGACATAGCTCCTGCTGGGATACGCACCCGGGGGCTCGTGGGCGAATTATTGTTGGGACTCATCGCCTAGTCTCTACACCTTCCGTCGAACCTTTGCCCTCGACGGCTTGGCACGGTATTGTCTCGCTGTTTATGGCACGCACCGACCGCAGCAGTTTCTCAATCCTGCGATATAGTGCGTTTTCCTGTATAATCAACGAGAGTTTCACCGTTTCACCCGGTTTTGCAACGTCTGCCAGTTAAACGTTGTCCGCCAGCTTTCGCGAGCGGTTGTAGAGCGTTGTGGTCGTAATTTCCGACCAATTGGTATTGGGTACGGACACGGATTATCCTTTCATGTCCGAGTGAATGGGATTGCGTTAGGCGGCGTCGTCTGCCGCTTCCAGCAATTGCTCGCGCAACGATAGCTCGCTCCCTCGGCGTCCACTTGGGGCCTGGCCTGCGCCTGGGGCTCCTGTGACACTTGCGGATGCTTTCTTCGCTGCTGCCGTTTTGGCTCTGGCCTCGTCGGTGCGCTTTTTTTCCGCTGCCTGCGTTTCCGCAGTGCGTACTTTTTCGCGCGTCGAGGGGTTTGCCCATACGGCGCTTTCATAGAGTTTGTCCAACGGGGGGACGGGCTGCTTCATCGCAAGGTGAGCATTTGCGAGGGCCGTCATATCGGCCTCGACATCCTCAAAATGCGGGTGGAGCGGATTTCCATCCTTGTCGGACGCACTCTTGAAGGTTTCAATCTCCGTCATCACGCGGGATTCTAAATCGCGGATGCGGGCCTGCGCCTCTTGGGCGCGGCGTAGGTCTTCGTTTGCGGTGAACTGTTCGACCCTGTTAAGGCGATCAAGCAGTTCGGGCGGCAGTTGCGCCTGTACGTGTTCGGCGGCGGGCGGTTGGCCGTCTGCGGCAGGCACCTGCGTTGCCTTGATACCAAGCGCGGCGGCGATCTTATCGACCGGGATATTGTAGCCCTTGACCAGACCTTGAACAATTCGGACGGCGTTGTCTGGCCCGGCGGCGAGCTCGCTTTCAACCTTGCCCCAACTCTCGATCAGCGTGCGCGGGGTGAAGCCCTTGGCCCGCATTACGTCCTTGTGCGGGGCGAAGAAAGCGTCAACCGGCTCATATTCCTTTTTCAGATCGGAGATGGCCTGCGTTTTCTTGGTGTAATCCGCCTCCATGTCCTTGTGGCGGCGGAGCAGAAAATCCTTTGCCGGCTCAGGGAGGGTCTTGAATGTCTCCTTGTCGGGGGCCTGCCAATTAGCGGGCGGCTCCTTGCCGGATTGAGCTTCCGCCGCCTTATCGTCCTTGGCGGTAGCATCGTCTTTGGCGTCTTTGGCGTCTTTGGCACCCTTGCGCTCCCGACGAGGCTTCGGCTCATGTTCTTCGCCGCCACCCTCTTCCTGCTCCTTGGCCCATTTCAGCAGGCGATCCTGTTCACTGTCCTTGTCAAGTCCAGTGTCTTCCTTTGGTGCAGGTTTCGCAGGCTTTACGGGCTCTGGTGCGGGCGTATCATCTTGCGCCGCAATGGCGGAAGCCAACGCAGAACGGATATCATCGGCTGGTTGGCTCTCGCCAGTGCCTTGATCGAGTTCAGTCATGAATACTCCGGATTATATCCAAATGCCTTGGCCAACGACGCCATCGCAGATGATTGTGATTGATACAATTTGGCCAGAATCAAAGTATTTTGCCGTCGCTCTTCCTCGGCAAGAGCGGATAGCCTTCTTGCCTTAACCTTTGAGCGCCAAATTCCTATTTTGGAAAGTTTCTTGATCTTAATGCATTCCTCTGGTGATCTAAAGCTTACTTCTTGAGCCCTGACGAATAGTCCCCTATCAATAGCGCGCATTGCTTTGCGTAAGGCGCGGTCTCGTATTTGACAAATACGAGTAGAACTCACGCCAAAAGATGCTGCGCATTCAGCATTGGTTCTGTCTTCTAAGACTAATTGCGTTATAATTTCAATTTCGCGTGGCGACATAACCTTCATTGCTTTAGAGACCAAATCCTTGCGGATAAGCTGATCCTCTAAAGTTTCCATCATCGCTCGATGGCGCGTTTAATGTCGGCCACTCGATCACTTTGGCTAAGATGCTCGCGCGTCGGCATTTCAGTCATCCATTTACCTCAGTAAAAACTGCTTGCGCGATCAAAACAGCGAGTTCGTCCAACTCTGCAGAACTCGGCTCATCAACCGCATGATCGTTAATGACTTTTCGGATTGTCTGGCGTAGGCGCTCTAACTCTAGCTTTGCTATCTCCCGATCAACCCTGCTCATCGCTATCATCGCTCGATTGCGCGCCTGATATCCGACACCCGATCGCTCTGGCTCAAATGCTCGCGTGTCGGGGCCACGTATTCGTTGCCGACCTCGGTGTAGCCATTGCGGGATAGGAACTCGCGGTGCTGACGCCGGCCACCGATCATAGGACGCTTGCCGTTATGCTTGTCGGCCGCAGCCGCTCGATATTCCGGCAGATCACCGATGACCATAGGGGCGGCGTTAGACGTGACCAGCGGAGGCGCTAGGCGCTTGGGGACCAGCTTGCCGTTACGGTAAACGTAGGTTTCACGGACTGGCATAGATTAGGCTGCCGGCGAGGATGGAGCGGAGGGCGGCGAAGCCCCCGAAGGAGGAGGGCCGCCGTTTCCCCCCGTTAAGTCACGAACGGCGTCCTGCATGGACTTAAAGCCGGTTTCCGCCTCAAGGATTTTCTCCTCATGCGCCAGGAATGCGCCTTCTGCCACCGGATCGAGCGCAGCCATCCCGGCTATGATCTTGTCGGCGCGCTCGTCCCACGCCTTGCGGCGGGTCGCCATGCCTTGCGCAATGAACTGGAACTTGTTTTCCACGGATGAACCTTTTGCGTCGTGAACTGCCTTGGCGATGAACGACAAAGCGGCGAGCCGATCAGCGGTTATGTCGAGCTTGGTCTTGAAATCCACTACCAGGGGCGAACGTTGGCCGGCTCAATCGGTGTTTCTGGCGGCGTGTTGCCGTTCGGTGCGCCTTGCATGGCGGTATGAAGAACGCGGGCGACGTGCTGACGGCGCAGCGCCTTGTGATTGGCGGTCTTGTAGGCATTCAAATTCTGGAGCGGGACGCCGACCGTCCACCGGCTGCCATCGCGCTCGATCGTATAGGTGCAGACCCGAGTGGAAGGGTTGTAGCTGCTGCCGACCAGTTCTGTTTCGAGGTTGATGGGCGTCATGTCAGCGAACTCGCATCCCGCGTTTCGATATGCGTCAGGCGAGCCCCGGCCAATGCGTCAGACTTGGCCATATGCGCAACGTCCAACCCAAGTCGGTCATGCTGGTTTTTCTCCTGCGTGAGGACTTGCATTCGCTTGGTGGCCTCGGATTCGGTGAACTGTTCTTGCTGCAAGGCCAATTTCTGCCGCTCAATCGAATCCTTGTCGGTCTGCTCCTTGGCGCGAAGGGCCAGATCAGCCGGGCTGTCAACACCAGACGCCTTGCCCCCTCCCTTCGGGGGAGGCGGCGGCATCTTGGACAACGACGCAAAGAACTTGGTCACAGTCTCCTCAAGCGGCCGCGCCACCCTAAACCCGCGCATGACGAATAGCGTCATCTGCTCGGCCATTTCAGCCGCAGCCGGATTGCCCTGCGACAGCGGGACGATCTGCTCAAGGAACGGCACGAACTTCTCCATGAACTCGACGCGAGACGTCTTTTCGGCCTGCTCATCCGGGGCAATCGTAGAATCGGCCTCGATGTCGATCCTGAAACCATGAACGCCATCCGACTTGATCAGGGCGACCGCAGCGTCGAACTGCTGCTGGAGCTGCTGGTTCTGCTGCTGGACGGCCTGCGCGGCCTGTGCGGCTTGCTGCCATTGCGCCATCTGCTGTTGATAGGCTTGCATGGCTGGGTTTGGTGGCGGCGCTGGCGGGGCTCCCGGCTGGCCTGGAGGGCCACCCGCAGCCGGCCCATTCGGAACCGCAGCCGGCGGCCCAGCACCCGGAGCGGACGGGGCCGGACCGCCAGGCTGCGCTGCGCCCCCGATCATTGCGGGCTGCATAGGAGGCGGTAATTGTGGCTGCATGGGACGCGGCGGAACCGGAGGCACCGGGGCCAATTGCGGATATCCGGTGATCATGGATATGGTCTTGGCCTGGAAATGCTCCGCAACGACCGACGCCATCAGCCGAAGCAGATTCCGTGCAAACTTGGCGACTTTCTTCTGTTGCGGGGTAATGCGTCGGGTCGAAAAATTGGCCTTGAGCTCCTGCGCCCCCAACGTCTCATCCGGCTCCGTCATGCCGCGCATGATGTCGCCAATGCCGGTCAATTCGTACAGAACAGCTTTCACCCGATCGCGCGCATTATAAAGCTGGATCAGGGTTTCAGCGACCTGCTGAATGGGCATCCATTCGATGATCTTCGATAGGCCGCCCTTATCGGCCCAAGCCATCGCATCGCCCACCGGGATCAGGCGGTTTTCGGTGCCCTCGTCCACCAACTGTTGCAGGACTTGCTTTTCCTCGCCGGCATAGACGCCCGACACCTTGAGGGCGCGGGTCAGCCGGTCAATTCTGGCCGTCAGCGTGTCGAGCTCGCGGGCCTGGTCCTGATATTCGGAATAATCCGCTACTGGGGTGCGCTTGTCGTTGGTCGTGGTGGACCGCAGCGGGTCGGGGTTTGGAAAGAAATCAGGCAGCTTGAGCGGGTCCGCCCGGGTATCGAGGATAAGGTCCGGCGTTCCAGGCGCGTACCAAACCGCCTCCAGCTTGATCTTGTCCCAGACCTCGTGGACTATCGCCTTCTTATAGATGTCGAGCGGCGGAACGTCCTTGGTGGTCTCGCTGCCATAGCCTTTTGGCGAATAGTCGAGATTGACCTTACCGCCCTTTTCCTTGCCAAACCGCTCGATCAGCTCCTCACGGGTCAGATATGAGCGATAGCGGACCCAGGGAACCTCGCGCCACTTCCGGGCTGCACCTTCGCGGTAATCCTCCCAGAACACATAGGAGGCGATGACCTCTTCGTAATCGACTTCGCGGTCGGCGGCCTTCTTTTTGCCGTCCTCGGATTCGTCCTCGTCCTCGTCCTCATCGCCGGGATTATCGACGGTCGAAGCCGCATCTTCATCGGCCTCAAACTCCTCGTTGTCCTCGCCGTCATCGTCTTCCTTGCCGGGCTCTTTGATTTCATCCCCAAAATGGGGGACATAGAGCACGCGGGCCACACCACGGCCCGGCAGTAGGCGATCCTCAACGACCGACTCGATTACATCGTCAAAATCGCAGTTATCGACCGAATAGGACAGGCACCGCTCGAGCAGAGTGGACGCGAGCCGTCCGATCGGGTCTTCCTGTGGGCCGGAATCCTTGAACCGGCGCTCAACATCAGGCTTCGGGGTGCGGCCATACAGCGTCGGGAGCAATGTCTGGACGTTGGCCCAGAGGATATTGAACCGATGTACGTCTTGGCCCTGTTCCGGCCGCTCATCGCGGTATCGCTTGACGATTTCCCGGCCGCGTTTGGTCCACTTCTTGTCTTCCTTTTCGGCAGCAGCTTCCTGGGCCTGCCAATAGGCAAAGACGGCCTCGTCGCCGGTGCCAAGGTCTGAGCGTTCTTCGATGGTTTGCGCCGGGACGCTGGGGTCAACCATAATAAGGTTGCTGTTCTGCCGTGACAGCAAAGCTATAGGCGACGTGCATCAAACGCGCTGCTTCATTAAGCCTCGGGTCTTTGAATTGGGCGTAATCAGTTTGATTGCTGCCATCCAATTTATGCAAGGCATTTCTTGCCGCCAAGATATGATTGTGCAACTCAGTGAGGGCCGTCATTGCTATTCATCCGCGCAAAAGACGGGCACGCCCATCAAATAAAAATTCGGCCGGCGAATATCGGGGCATTTGCCTGGACCGCTCCAGCCACGGGCGCGGAGCACTTCGGTCATCTCGTGGCTGGCGCGCTGGTAGGTTTCCGGGTCAACCGCCAACGGCTCCTTGGCCGCCCACCATGGGCGATTGAGTAGCCGATGCACTACGCCTTGCAGAACAGGAGTGGCCGCCGATACAACTGACGGATCGGGCGCCGTGATCATGCGCCCTCGGGAACCTTCTTGCCGCTGGCGCCATCTTTCTTCTTGGCTTCCTTGTCGACGCGCTTCTGTTCGGACTTGTCGTGCGCCGACATGATCTCGGTCTTGATCTCGCCGCGCTCGGCTTCGCCCTCTTCCGGCTCGTGCTCCAGCGAGCCCCGATCGAGCCGTAGCGTGGCGCTGTGGCGATCGCCGTCCTTGCTGGATCGGGTTTCCGATCGCTCGACCGTGCCGGTGCCGTGAAGCGTGACCTTATGGCCGGACTTCATGCCGCCGCCCACGCCCATATTCATCAGGTGGTGGTGGTCGAGATTGACGGTCACGCCCTGATCTTCGGCCGGGACGTAGGGCGTGGCGGGCGAGCCGAGCGCGTCCTTTTCGGCCCGGCGATCGGCGGCGGATTTCTTGAGCGATACCATCTTGACCATTGGGCAGTCCTTCGAGTTTAGGGGCTTTGCGCTTTAGCCGGCGGATTTACTGCCCGCCGAAGAACGCATTGAACACAGCCGCCAC